ATTTTTTTGGGCCTCTTGACTGTTGTACCGACGCATGGTTTCGTACTGCGCTTCCTGCCACTTCCGGAGTTGTTCTGCCTGTTGAGCGCTGGCAGCGGTATTGCTACCCGCAATACCTTGGAGGGCGCCAGTTATAGATCCGGTAGTATTAAGTCGGTATTTATCGAGAGACCCCGGTCTTACAATAGCACCAGGAGAGGCAGTAGTCAAGGCCGACTTGGCCGAATTCATAGCCATAATCTCACCTCTTAGTGATGGTCGATAAGGCCAGGGATACTATACATAGGCATAGGCCGAGTAGCCTTACACTGGATGTACAAATCGGCAAACATTTGGTTAGACTTAGCAGAAGTAACAGCAAGTACGCGGTCAACATTGGTCTTATCCTCACGAATCCACGCATCAGACAACTTAGGAAGCTGGGTATACTCGTCGGCAAGATGCCAAACATCAAGGGAAGTCGGAGCCTTGGAACGCATTTCACCAGCAACACGAGAAGGCTTGTAACGGTAGTCAGCCCAGGCTTCCTGATAACCAAAAACCTCATTATCCTGGGCAGTGCCCTGGGCATAAATCTCCTTGTTCAGGATAGGCTGCTCGCCAATGTTGGCAAAGACGGGAAAATAATAATCCAGGCGGTCACGACGAGACCAAAAACGCTCAAGGCCCTGCTGATAGGTATGGTCATAGCGGGCAACCATGATGCCGATCACAAAGCCGTGCTCAACGAAAGACTTGATAAAGTCACCATGAACGTCAGTAGTAACAGAAAAAGCGGCAGTATCGCCGAGAGGAGTGCCAGAAGATTGAGTAGCCGAGGACTGCACAACTTGGTTGATATTAACAGGAATACGGTTGCCACCAAGATACTCAGGACGCTGGAGGCGAGCATCGGGAGAAGTAACGCCAAAATGAGACTTAAGAATTTCAATGTACCGAGTACCTCCTCTTGCATCCTTCTCATAAAGCTTCTGAATCTGGAAGGCCATGCGGAGCTGGTTAATAGTGGCCGCAGAAACGGAGCCATCATCAATCGCCCAAAGGTTGGACGGAGTAAAAGGCAGATAGGAAGATTCCGGAGGATCTTTCACGACATACGGCGTACCAGACTGAGCACCAGAACCATAAACGGTAACATAAGGGCCAAATGTACGGGACGACCAAGTACGAGGAGTCACCTTCAAAGTCTCTTCACCGGGAGAGGGAACAGTCTCAGACAGAGCAACGACCGGAAGGTTAGAGCCCTGAGAGACAGGAATGGTTACGTCGGGGCCCTTCTGGGGAGCGGGCAGCGCGGAAGTGAAGTAGTCATGGAACTTGGCGGCCTTAAAGGGCATGCCGCCTTTGACAACATCGGTGATATAGTTAGTGCCATTGGAACCTGCAAGGGTAGCGTCATCCACAGGGATGTTGAGAGGATCGGAAAGATTTTCGTCACGGAACCACTCGTTCATAATGAGTGCATACGCCCTAAAGGGCAACGCGTTGACGGATAGATTGGCGACACCAGTAGGGACACCCATATAGTCGGCAATCGAACCAATAGACCAGCCGCCGGAGGGAGCAGTCACCTGGGGGACAGAATACTCAGTCTGGGGAATCCAGGCAGACTGTGTATTTTCGCCCATGAGCTCACGCCAATGCTGCCAGACGATACGATTAGGCACAAAGTAAAAATAGGTGTCGAGATAAAGATTGTCCATCATGGGAGTGAGCAGGGTTTGGAGGCGGGCCACCATAGAAGTCTTCAGTTGGAAAGTATCACCGGGAAGAACCTCGTCCACATAGAAGGGGATAACGTCTCCGACGTTGAAACTGAGTTTAACACTATGGTCACGCCGAAAAGTGCTACGAGCAATGTCAAGGTTAGTAGGATTAAGAGCAAATCTTGTATTTTCATTGCGAGACAAGTTAATACCTCCAGTCTGTAACAGTTGTTCAAAAGGAGGGGCCCATGGGGCCCCTCGCTCTCTGTTGTTCACACGGCCAGGGCGGCCGTGTATGCTGTGACCAAAACCTCACGGTTCAAGCCAATATCAGGAATATAGAGTTTTAACCAGCGGGTGAGGCTGGCGCGGGGTCTATCTCACCTCCTTTCGGGCCCAGTGAGGCCGCTGGCGGCTCACTGGCAGGATTTTGGGAGGTGGGTGGTGTAACCATACCCATAGCCTCTAACCAGCTCTCGGAGCCTGCCTGAGCGAGCCAGACATGGAAGGATTGGCCGAACTTCTCGCGGGTCTCAAGGGGTAAGCTCATAAACGTCTGCTCGGCCTCTATCATGTGATTGAGCAACCCGGCATAGGTCTGGGGCATCTGGGAAAAATCACCAAACATGCCTTGCACCTTTTGCAGAGCAGCAGTATCACCAGCATTGAACCTATCCATAATTTTATGGAGGTCGACGGAATCCTTGTGGGACTGAATGAAGGCGTAGAGGTCTTCTTTACCACTCTCCTTGAGGGTCATAACACCGAAGCGGTCAAACTCCGGAGAGTAAAGAATCTTCTCGCCGCAACCGGGCTCAGAGCAAAAGTGCTCCTGATCGCGGTGCCAAGTCTGGAACATCAGGCATCCTCCTTCTGCTGCATAGAGCGAAGGACTTCAGCGCCGTCGGAAACGAGCTCATGAAGCTGGGCCGGAATAAGAACGCCCTTATCGGAATCAAACTCACCGATACGAAAAAGCTGAAAATCAGAAGCGTGGGTAAAGAGCACGCCTTTGGATTCCATAATGGCATTCGCAAAATTACGAGCGGCAATATAATCATTCTGTTCAGTCGTAAGACCAAAGAAAGCAGAACGCAGATCACGAATGGCGTAAACATTCAATTTCATTTGATATACCTCCAAAAAATATGACCCACATGAAGAATCATGCGCATCTCAGCAATAGTGTAAGTACGACAAAAAGGCTTTTCGCCCATAGGATCCAAACCGGAACAGACATACCGGCCTTTAGCAGCTTCCTCGACTCGGCAAACGGAAACACCCTGATAACCGAGCCGCTGAAGATAGCGCCGGAACTCCGAAGCAACCCAGCTATCCGACTTAGGAGAAGCTACCTGTAAGCTGGCAACAGCGGCTTGAAGAGAATCATTCACATCCTGATACCTCCACGATAGATTTTAGGATTCACGTTGATTCGCTTAGAATTGACAGCGGTGTGACGGAAAACTTGCCTATCCTGAGAACGCTTCATTCGTCGAGCCATGATTACAACTCCCTTCTCAAATTTTTTATACGATTATGGAGCACGCGCTCCTGGGTCGCTAGGATTTCTTCATAGGTCATAGTGGACTGAGCCAGCTTGGCCTTTTTGCCTTCCTCAGCAAAGTGCTTGCGCTTTTCTTTGATGGCAGCCATAAGCTCCGGTTGTTCCAGGTCAAACAGCTTATCGAAATACTTAGGAGGACGAATCTTGCGGCCACCATCGGGAGTAGAGATAGAAATGGTATCATATTCCATGCACTCGGGATGATCTTCGTACCACTGGCGGCCAATACCAGGACGACGAGACATGTCGACATACTCGGGTTGAATGTTAAACGTCTGGTAGACATCGGCTTCAGGGCCACAAGCCTTCTTCATCACGTACCGAGCAACGTAAGCACAGGTTTCCCAGTTAACTTGACCAACCAAGACATAGCCGATAGGCTTCCGGATGCAAGGGGTGTCATACTCCCCTTTCTGTTCTACCACACTCCAGGCCTTTTGTAAAGCCTCTGAGTAAAAATACTGATATCCGACATCGCCACGCCGGATATCCTGCACAGGAACAAGGTCATGCAAGTGGAGTCCAAAAACTATTGCATGGTAATGAGGACGGAAGGTGGTGGAGCCATACTCACCGCACATGAAATACCGGATATGGTCATCCGGGAAGGCTTTCCGAAGACGCTTCCAGAAAAGCTGCATATGACGCTTCTCCAAACTGAAAGACTGCATCGCCTCTCCAGTCTCCGGATCAGCATACCAATGGCGGGGGACGTGTTCTTCATCGTAAGTCAAAGTGAGGAAATAAGCCATATCGTGATACTCCAACTCCATCATGCAGCGATTTGCCCACTCACGGGAACGAGCAATACGGCAGCCTTCACACTTGCCGCAGGGAATTTCAACCCAGTCAAGCCAGGTCTTTTCAGCGTAAGCGGAAATCTCGTGAACATCTGACGTACAAATGCGACCTTTTCGCAACTCCAAGTGATGAACACCATAAGGAACTATCTTCATATCTGCTTTGCCGTTCTTCGTGGTGCCGATTCTAAATCCCTTCAAGGGATGAAAACAGGCTATAAAATCACCCTCTCCGTACTCGGTTGGTCTGGTGGTGTCAGTGGGAACCAGTATATCAAGATAGTACTGGTTCCCACGACCCTCCAATTTTCAGCCTCAGTCGTTAACGTTTTTTGCTGGCAGCCTTACCAGACCAAGTATCACCAACAGCACCGCCAATCATCTTAGCATAATCAAAAATATTATCGCCCCAAGGGAGGCCAAGCTGATCAAGAGCTTCACGACCAGACGCAAGTTCAGGGCCAAAAGCCTGCCAAGCATTAGATGGAAAACTTTCCCTTATATCAAAATCGTGTTTAAAACCAGCTTCTTGCAAATCTTTATTCACAGAAGCATTAAAAGCAGCAATCTCCTTCTGCGTCATAGACTGCACATCATAACCATACTTTTGCGCGGCGGCATGGATAGAAGCGGCAACCTTAGAAGCGGCGGCAGACTGGTCTGCGGCATACTTTGTGCCAGCTAAATGAGCATCGGCAGTATACTTCTGAGCAGCAGCAGAAATAGTAGCTGTATTAAGCTGAGTTTGTGCCTGAAGTTCGGAAGTATATTTGGACATAGCCGTATATTTATCCGCGATAGCCTGATTAGACTGCGCAGAAACACGGGTGCCCTCAAGGCTTAAAAAAGAACTAAGCAAACTCCCAAACAAGCCAGCAATAGCACCAGTGGCACTATTATCAACGCTGCCCATAGCACCGGACGGAGCACCGGAGCTAGCCGTTGCGCCAGAAGTAACAGCGGCACCGCTACCACCAGTGACAGAAAGAACGGGATTAAGGCCAGCAGCAATTAAGTCACGCACCTCTCGTTGATGGGCAGTAGAGCTCATGCGCTCCTGCCAATCTCTATTTTTTTGGGCCTCTTGACTGTTGTACCGACGCATGGTTTCGTACTGCGCTTCCTGCCACTTCCGGAGTTGTTCTGCCTGTTGA